TAACGGTGCATATGACGGTGAAACCAACATTGTTGATATTGCCGGCGCATCGGTAGAAGTCTTTCGACCGGGTGTCGATATTGTCTCGGGTGAGCCATATTTCTCGCTTGGTACCGAAATTACAACTCCACCCTTAACAGTTCAGCATCAAACTTCTGTTAATGGCCAAGTTTTACGTCCTGCTGATACACAATCTTTAGAAGGTACGAACTACCTTCATTTTGCATATCCAAACGAGATTCTTCGGGCAACGGCAAACAACACAGATTTAACCACTAAGTTTGTAAGTAATGACCGCGTAGAAATCACGAATGCCTCATTCACGTTTAACGGCCAGACTTATGATTTAAACGGCACTTACAGTGTTCTATCGGTAGCTGATGATCGAATGACGTTATCAAATCCGGCGGCCGTTAATGCTAACTGGTTAAAGCTTAAAGAGTTAAATAACCAGCAAACAGCAGCTTTATCACCAAAGATCAGTTCAATAGGTGAAAAGTGGATTGGTCCATTCATTCTGGACAATGTCGAACGAAGTCGGGTGCTGTGTAATTTTGTGGCCACAAATGGACTTTATACCGTTTCTTCAGGTGGAAATCAGGGAGCTGTAAACGTCACGATTGAAGTAGAAGTAACGCCGGTAAATGAATCGGGTGCAGCGATTGGTAATCCGATGCTGAAACAGATCATTTTGAAGGGTTCGGCAAAGTCACGTCAGACCGTTGGTGCAACACTTGATATGGTCACGTTTCAGGGGCGTTGTAGTGTCCGTGCACGCCGTTTAACACCAACACCGGCGGTTACAACGGTAGTAGATGAAGTAAAGTGGCAGGCGCTTTATGGTGCTTATCCTTTGCAAAGCACAACGTATGAGCATGAAACGGTTTTTCGTGCGCGTACTTATGCAACCACTGGAGCTTTATCTGTCAAGTCCCGTAAGATCAATTTTGATCTCCAGCGAATGTTGCCGATTTATAAAAACGGGGCAATGACAACAGAGCTATATCCAACGTCTAGCTTTGCTGATGCTTTGGTATCTATGGCACTGGACGACAAGATTGGCCGCCGTACGATCGACGAAATAGATCTGGAAAACATCTATCGGACTTATAACGATGTAGTTGATTATTTTGGTACGCCACTTGCGGCTGAGTTCTGTACCACTATTGATGATACAAACCTGTCTTTTGAAGAGCTGGTTACCAATCTTTGTGATGCCGTATTTTGTACCGCATATCGGCAAAACAATAAGCTCAAGCTTTATTTTGAACGTCCAACTGATAACTCGGTAATGCTGTTTAACTTCAGGAATATCATTCCGGATAGTTACAAGCATGACCTTACCTTTGGCGTGATGGATGACTACGATGGACTGATCTATGAATACACGGATCCGACCGACGATAGTCGTATCAATATCTATTTGCCAGACAAAGGAGCAAAGAACCCGAAAGAAGTGAAATCCGTTGGGGTGCGAAACAAGTGGCAAGCTCATTTTAATGCGTACCGGATCTGGAACAAGCTTCGGTTTCAACGTAAATCCATTACCTTTGATGCGGCGCCTGAGTCTGAATTGCTTGTGCTACGTGACCGTATTGCCGTAGCAGATTATCGCAATGGTATTCATCAAAGCGGGGAAGTGGTACAGCAAGAGGGTTTAATCCTCACCTTAAGCCATGATGTAGATTTCATTGCAGGCAAGAGCTATGTGATCTATCTGCAAATGGGGGATGGCACAGTGGACCTTATTCCTGTTACCGCTGGATCTGCCAAGAACAAGGTGGTTTTAGGCCGTTTACCGAACGGGGCCTTAAAGCTTAGTCCTGATGATTTTGTGAATACTATCTATACGGTGGTTAATGACGATACCAAAGGCTCATTGCCTTATCTGGTTGCAAAAAGAGAACCGGCTGACCAGTTCTCAAATACCATTACGGCAATTAACTATGATGAGCGCTATTACCTCAATGACAAGGATTTCATTGATGTGCCGGTAGATGATTCACCGATTTACATTCGATATGACCAGCTGGATATTAATCTGGCACGTTTATATCAGATGCAAAGAGGGGATTTGCCAACGACTGGAGAAATCAGTTTTGTAGTTGAAGCAGGTGCACTGGTTTCAAGTTCAAGTTCTTATCGACCGGAAACCAGATTTGTCTATAAATTCGACTATAAGTCTAGTCCTGCAAAACGAGAGTATATCGTTCCAGCTGCATCAGAATTACCTGCTATTGATACTGGTGAGTTCCCACCTGATCTCGTGGTAAATTTGACTATTAAAGGTGCTGTTGTTGGACGTGGTGGTGATGGCGGGTTGCCACATCTAGCTTACGGAGATTGGGAAAAAGATTCAGACTTCAATTTTACCAAAACCCGGCGTGATGGTTTTCAGGGAGCACCAGGGTTATTGAACCGGCACAGCAAACTAAACCTGATTATCGATGGAGGGACGTTAGCTCGAGGCGGCTCAGGTGGTGGAGCAACACCAAGTGGTATTTACACTGGATCATCTTATGGGGTTCAGGGAATTCCCGGTGGTGCTGGAGCACCATTTGGTCGGGTCATGACTGGCCAGCCGATTTCAAATGATTCACAAGATTATCGCCTCTATCTGGAGAGTTATTTATTGGTTATGAAAATCACTGATGCCGAAGCTTCGGCACCTGGTAAAGGTTACCGAACCCAAAATGAACGCTATGGCTCACCACTTTCTGGAGATGGTGGAAATTGGGGCGAACGCGGTACCAAATCAACAAATGATGGAACATGGAACTGGCAATACCATGGCACAACTGAAGGCCAGCCGGGGCCGGGGGGACCTGCAATTGTTGGGGTGGCACCACTTACAACTCAATTGATCAATGGAGGGAAAATTCTACAAACACTTTAAATCTTAAAAGAACTTTGAGCACCCAATTCGGGTGCTTTTTTATTGCCTAAAATATCTGGAGAAATAAATGGAACCAGTTTCCACTAGCGGTTTTACAGCACTTTTAAAATTATATGGGATTGCAATCATGGTGACGTTAGCGGTTGCTTTAGTTGTAGCAGTTGTATTGATGACACGTATGCCACGATCACCTCAAGAATGGGCTGTAGGACTTATTTGTACGGTTGTATCAAGTTTGGCTGGCGGCTCATTCATTATTGTGAAGTGGGGGCTTCATGAATGGGTTACTGATGTATGGGGAATGATTGCACTTGGTGGATTCTTCTTTGTTTGTGGTTTACCTGGTTGGGCTTTAGTCCGTTGGATCTTTAATTTCATAGATAAACAGGAAGGGAAAACGATTGTTGAAGTGATTAAAGAGTTTAAGAAAGCCAGAAAAGACATTGAAAACAGCTAATGCCGCCTTCGGGCGGTCTTGTTTAGAAGTACACGTATAAGAGAGAAATTACCTGTTGACACTGCAAGCCGCTGACTACTACGAAAACCTATTGACGACCAATATTATGAAACGACCACCTTCGGGTGGTTTTCCTTTATGTGACATTTAGTAACCAGTTTGTTAAAGTTATTATATTTATAACAATTGGTGAAATTCATGAAAAAGATAATTTTAGGGAGCATGTTAGTGGCTGTTTTTTCCACATCATTTTCACATGCTTTAGCTCCCAAAAATGGAGATGAGCCAACTTATTGTGAGCAGATTGTTTCGGTCCATGGTTTATTAACTAGAGCACAATTTGAATGTGGATATAGTGAATATAACAATGAGTTAATCTCAGATTCAGCCAAGTGTTTTCAGCATGAACTTGGCGAAGAATATGGAAAAAAAGTCCTTATATTTGGCATGAAAGAATTTGACCGAAATGTAAAGAAAGACGGGAAGAATAAGATTTGTAATAGTTTATTAAAAGAATTTCCAGAGTATGTAAGGAAGTAACTGATGAAAAAGCTACTACCAATTGCATTTTTACTCACAGCATCATTTGTAACTCACTCAGCCGATACTAATGATAAACACTGTAGAGATGTGAATAAACTTGCTGAAAATGTCATGCTCTTTAGGCAGGAAGGGGTTTCTGTGGTTAGACAAAT